TACACCGTTCGGAATAGTAATGTTTTCCAAACTACTGCAATTATAAAAAGCTTGATTTCCTATACTTGTTACACCTTCTGAAAGCGTAACGCCTGCTAAGTTGCTACAACCGCTAAAAGCGCTACTTCCTATACTTCCGCTTGAAATTGTAGCGCTTTCCAAACTGCTACAATTTTGAAACGCATTATTTCCTACGCTTGTTACACCGCTTGGAATCGTTACACTTTCCAAACTACTGCAATTATAAAAAGCATACGTTCCGATACTCGTTACACCGTTCGGAATAGTAATGTTTTCCAAACTACTGCAATTATAAAAAGCGCTACTTCCTACGCTCGTTACACCGCTTGGAATTGTTACACTTTCCAAACTGTTGCAATTATAAAAAGCGCTACTTCCTATACTTGTTACACCGTTCGGAATTGTCACGTTTGTCGCAGTTCTGTCAACGATACCCTTCAAGCTGTCGGTTCTGTCCTGTGCTACTGTTGCAAAGTCGTCCACCTCTATCTTGTCAGCGTCTCCCTGTGATGTGTGACCTCTTAAAGCGTTGGCGATTGCCTGCAAGGTTGTATTTTCTATCTTTCTAATAAAAAGCATTAGTACGCCTCGCTTTCTGCCTCCGGTACTTCTACCTTTGCCCACGCGCCATTTTCAACCGCTAAAACTTTGCCATTGTCAGCTGCGCTAACTGCCGGAAGTTCTACCGTTGAGCCTGCAATTTTAGCAAGCGCCTGAATCGCGTCAGGGATGAGGCTATAATCTGCAACCGGAATACCTCCGGCAATGTCCTCGTATGTGTCGGTGAGGTTTCCACCTAAACCTGTGTAAACTTCAAGGATTGAGCTTACTGTCATTTCCATAAGCTCACCCCCTTAGGCTTTCTTCTTGATAAGAACGAAGCCGGCTGGATTGAGCACCTTACCGTCTACGATTGTCAGCATTTTGTCAACCCACTCGTTGCGGTCATCATCAAACCAACGCTTCATACCGAAGGCAAGGTTCGTATTGATACCGTACTCGTTAGGCTGCCAGAAGATACCGACAACGTCTCCGGCGTTGGCTTCGTCAAAGTCAGCAACTACATCCGGCTCAACGAGAGAGATTTCTCTTCCGAAGAATCTGCCGTTAGGGTTCGCGCTGTCTCCGTCGTTAACTTCTAAGCCTGTCGCCTGTCTGAAGACTGGATTTCCGTTAGCGTCTGACATTGTCTCGAGATATGTGTCAACTGTTGAAAGTGGGAAGATGAACTCGCCTGCTCTGTAACCAAGTGGAAGCTTTGCAAAGAAGTTCTTTCTCCATGCCTTCCAGTCTGCCATGTCTGCTGCTGTCATTTCTACGACTCTTGTAATTCTTGGGTCGTTGATGATACCTAAAGGCTGTCCGTTTCCGGTTCCCTTTACGATAGCAATGTCCATAGCCTGCATATAAGCCTCGAGCATTACTCTGATAACTTCACGCTCGAAAATGTCAAGCGCTACAATGTTAGAAAGCAACGACTGCGCAACTCTGATCTCTCCGATGTTGTACGAGAACTCAACGTACTCGTCAATTTCTCCGGCGTCCTGTCTAGGTGAAACTGTTGTCTCAGTTACCCATTTGAACTGTGCCTGAAGTCTAGCGATCGGAACTTTAACAGCTCCCTGGATGTTGAGCTTTCTAGTCTTAGCGTAAAGGTTTCCGTACACTTTTCTAATCTCGTTGATGAACTCGTTCAGCAATGTAGTAGGGATTGTTGCGCCGAGTGTCTGAGTATTAGCCGGTGAGTTATCTCTATACTCTGCCGGGATCTCTTTTCCTGTCTGAACGTATGCCTTAAATGCCATACGGTATTCCATAGAATCAAACTTGTCTGTCGATTTCTCTTCGAAGCTTGCTACCTTCTTAAGTGGATTAACAAGTGTAGCGCCTGCCGGAACTGCTGCTCTTGCTTCTTCCTCTTCTGCTTCTTTGATTTCTTCTTTGGTTTCTTCGATTTCTTCCTCAATCTCATCTACCTGAGCATTGAGGTCTCTTACTTCTTCGATTGACTCCGAAGCGTTAGCTCTTTCGATAAGTTTCGCCTTCTTAGCTTCGAGTCTTGCAAGTCTTTTTTCAAGTGTGGACTTTCTCATTTTGATTTCCTCCTGTTTAAGTTCATTTTTAATTTTAAAAGTTCCAAGCTCTCCAGCTCTTTCGCTCTCTGCTCGCGCTCTTTCTCCAAAGATTGCCGAGCGCTCTCCAGCGCTTCCTCGCTTCGGGCGTTTATAGACGTGGCGTCATATGCCGGGAAAGTAACCGCGGAAACTTCCACGACTGAGCCTATCTTCCTGATGTGTCTTGTTGGGTGCTCGCTCTCCACATTCTCCCAGAGCTCTTCGTCAACCGAAAACATAAAACTCATGCCGGTCACGTCCTGCCTCTGGATAGCGGAGAACAACTCTGAAGCTGTCGCGTTCTTTTTGATGTCCAGCTTCACCCAGTCCAGCAACAAGCCTCCCTGGTCGATTGTCATCTGCATGGTGCTGTTGCCGTTGTTTCGTCTGCTTCTCGCAAGCGGTATCATGCTTGTATTGTGATTTACCAAAAAGCGGACGTCCGTCAGGTCTGCCCCGTCAAGGGCTCCCTCGTCTATAACTTCATCAAACCATCCCAAGTCAGTCACCGAGTTGTATACAATCGGTCTGCCTGTGATGATCCCCGTTTCTTCTTCTTCCGTTGCTCTGATTTCAAAACTATAAGTTCTTTTTTCGAGTTCTTTCATGCTACATCTCCTCCTCGTCTACTACCTTCACATTGTCAAGCTGGTACTGATCTGCGTTGTTCGCATTTATCCAGTTCAGTGACATATATCTCAATCCAACAAGCGCCGGGTCCGGTCTCAGTCCCAAAGCTACACGCTTCTCGTTTTCATAAAGCGCTCCGGTCGGGCTCAACTCTTTTATCATTTCAAGCGTCTGCTCTATACTCATAAAGATGAGCTCCTTCGGATAGAGCTTGATTTCATTGCCGAAGCTCTTCTCCCTCTGCGTAAAGAGCTTTTTAGTAAACGCCTGAGAGTATGAAACAATCAAAGGCTCCAGCGTTTTCTGATAAAAAGCATTGTATTGCTCGGAGGTATAGTCTCCGGTTAAGATTGCAAGCGGTACGCCCCAGTTTCGAAGAATCTTTTCATCGATAAACTTCAAAGTGCCCTCGTCTACAAGCTGGGCGTTTCTCTGCAGCGGGATAAAGTCTGCCTTAATATCTAAAGGCAGGAATCCGTCCTGCGAGTTCTGCAGCATATTCTCCAGGCGCTTCAAAGCTTCCAAGGTTTTGCCGTCGTCCAGCATGGTGTTGTATTTCACTATGCCGTTGATGGTATAGCTTGCATTCATCGCTTTGGCTATACCGTCCAAAAGTTTCCGGTTCAAATCTAAGGTCTTAAGCAATGCCGTGTTGTTCGGCTGTCCTGCTTCGTTTCCTCCCATGTACTCAGATACCGCGAAGTTATACCTTACATGAATAACGTCCGAATAAGGTACGGTCGTCTGATCACCGTTCGCAAAGTAGAACGTAACGTAAAGCTTCCCGGTCGGGTCCTCCAAAAAGTCCACCTGCACCGGCTTGATTATATAAAGCGCTTCGTACCTTCTCTGCTCCGTTCCGTCCTTGTCGTTCCACTTGTAGTAGGTCGGCAGAATGAACACGTTGCTGTTGAGTAATAGCAGCCATGTCATCTTTTCCAGGAACTCGCTGGAAGTCATCAGCTCGTTGGGATTGTTCAAAACGTTTTGCAGATCACCCTTGACCGGTTGCGGGTCTCCGTTTACTACCCTAATATGTGTCGGGTTTAATTTCTTCATTTCGTCAACTATACATTTCAAAGCTTGAAGAACTACGTCCGAAGCGTATACATCCGTCCCCAAGGTTGTGTACCACGGCGTCCAGCCGTCTGTGTTCGGTGCTTGTTTCAAGCTCCTCGGTGCTCTTCTAAAGAGCTTATCAAACCATCCCATTTCACCCTCCTATCATTCCGCGGAAGTCTGTCCTGTACCTCCGGTATGTTTCGTAAAGAATAGCCAAGCAAACCGCCCCGTCTATTCTCTTGCCGGGCTCCATCTTAACTATCAAAGCGAAGCCCTTCTCGTCTATCTTTATGCCGGCATTGCCAAAGCACCACCGGTCCATTGCGTTGTTGTTGTTATATATGAGCCGGTGCTTAAAGTCCGCCTCGCATAGCTTTATCGCATTGCTTAAGGTCAGCGCGTTCTGATTAATCATCACCAAGTCGTCGCCCTTCGCCCAGCCGTAGAAGTCCATCCTTTTCAGCCAATCACTTGCGAAGCGCTGGTCATACCCGGCTTTCCAGAGTCGAATCCCGTAGTCCGTATACAACGAGTAGAACCAATCGGCTACAAGCGACAGCTCCACGTCGTTCCCCTCGGTTATGGTCAGCAGTCCGTCTTTTGCCCACTCGGTATACTTAGCGCCTGCCGTCTTGTCGTCGGAATCGTTGAGCTTGCTCTCCGGTATGAAGTAATGAGATACCACATACTTCACCGGATCATCCTTGCGCATAAGCAATACCTTCGCACTACAAAGGTCAGTCGTCTCAGCTAAGTCGACGGCTCCCAGTGCGAAGCTTCCCCGGAACTCTTCCAGGTCAAAGCCTGACTCGTAGGAATAGTCCTCCAAGTTTAGCCATGACTCGGCTGCGTTTTGCTTTATGTTAAAATCTTTCGATAAAACGAAGATACGGTCCGCCTTTTGCTCCCTGGCAATGGCGACCTGCTCTTCCATGTAGTCCCAGCTCTTAACGGTTCCCAGTGTTGGATTGGATTTCATCCAGAGCCGGTTCTCCCGGTTCCCGTTCCAAACCTCCAGCTCACTGTCCTGAGTATACAACCACGGCAGGAACCTTTCAGCGAAGGGGTCGCCGTCTTTTTCTCCGGCTATTACTGCCCTTGCATATTTCAGCTCGTTGTCCAGGTACCCGTCAAGGATGAAGCCCTCCGTCGTTATGTTGATAAACTTCGGATTCTCTTTTAGGGATTGCGACTGCTCGATTGACTTAGCGATGACGTTGTCCTTCATTTCGTGGCTTTCATCCAATACGGCGAAGTCTATGTTTCGTCCTTCCTTGTTCCTGGTTCGGTCCGATAGCTTGAATATCTTGGAATTGCTCACCTTGTTGAGGATGTAGCGCTGGTTCCTTTTGGTGTCCAGGTCTCTCGGGTCAATCAACTGTCTCATTGTGTCCATTGCGTCGTACACAATGGAAGCCTGCGCGTCATCGTTCGAACTTGCCACTATGTCGCTTCCTTCATTCCCAAGTATAAGCTCCGAAACTCCCAGCGCACTGACTAGCTCGCTCTTCGTGTTCTTCCTGGCTATTAATAGCAGCACCTTCTTGAATCGGTCTACATCGTAGCCTTTAAGCTCTGAGGCTTCCCTCATCTTGAAACTATAAATTGCCTCAATCAATGCCTTTTGCCACTGCATAAGAACCATGGGCTTGTTATAGAACGGCGACTTCGTGAGTCTTATACATTTCTGCATAAAGTCGATCCTGCGCATTGCCTTGGTCGTGTCGTATATGTAGCGGTCGTTGTCTATATCTTGGCGGAGCTTCTCCAGCATAAGCCAGAGCTCTTCACCGATGATTGCCTCACCGGTTTCCGCTTGACCTATGTATCTGAGAAGCTCCGAAGTATCAGCCGTCCATTTCATTCAGATACCTCCGAAGTGGGCTCTCTTCCTCCGTTTCTCCTCTGCCGGTCGCTTTCATCAAAATGCGAACCGCAATGGTATACTGCTGCAGCATTTCCCTGTAGAGCTTAGCAGCTGGGGTCGCTTTCTGAAGCTCCGGTTTCTCCGGGTGGACTTTCAGCTTCGGAAGCCCTCGAAGGTATGCAAGCTGTCCTTCCAAGTAGACCATTTCATCCACTAAAGGTACGAGCGCCCGGTCGTGGTTGATAATCTCGAGCAACTCTTCCTTCCTGTCCATTAGTCCTCCGGCTGCACGTCTTGCATTATCATAACCGAGAAGCCAAGGTGCTCGGATATGGTCAAGGTTTCCGTGTTGTTGTTCTTAACCTCAAGAACAAGGTAGAGCTTCTCGCCTTCTCCGATGTCTACCTTGGTCACCCACTCGGTTGCAAGGGAAGCGCTATACTTGTTCTTCACTGCCTCAGAATCTGAAAAGATGAACTGGCAGAAGTCTTTACAGTCGAACGAGGTCTCGTATTCATCATTGAAAGACTCCGGCAACGGAATGAGCACGTTCACCGTGTGCCCCGGTCCGATAGTCGTCACCGGGTTATCGTTAACCAAACCGACAACTGCAATGTAGTTGTCGAGCAATTTCCAGAGCGTTAAAGCTCCCAGCACCTTGTAGCCTGCCCAGTTCGGATTGCCCACATTTTCTACCGCGTCCTCTTTGCTAAACATTTCGACCTTGTCAAAGTTATTATTAAAGCCATAGTTCATCTTTTTTCCTCCCTTTGTTGGATGTACTCAAAACTTTTAAACTTTTGAATACAAAAACCGCATTTTTTCATTTTCTGCGGTAAATATG